CGTTCTCTGCCCTTGCGTGGCGGGACGACCGAACTGCTCGGCCTCTTGATCCCCCGCCATGCCGCCGATTCCTGATCCTCCGACCACGCTGCCCGGATCTCTTTCAGGGCCTTTCGGAGCTTCCTGGAGATCGTGATCGTGGCCATGCCTGCCCTCCGTGATCCCGCCGGCGGTTCCACCGCCGACGGGCCGCTCCTCGAACTCCCGCTCCGCGGGCTCCATGCCGAGGCCTCCAGCCCCGGCCCGTCCTTCACTCCAACTCGCTGGGGTCGAGGACCAGGAGGTCCATCGGGATGCCCTCGGTCACCGGCTCGACGGGAGCAGGCCCGTAGACCTCGAGCATCCCGGCGATGGCCCCTTCCGCTTCCCGATCCCCTGGCTGTTCGTCGTTGTGCATTGCGTTTCCCCTCGGTGAATCCGATCGCTCTGATGCCTGATCCCCCGGGCCGCCGCCAGAAAGACTTCCGGTGACCAGCCAGCCCGAATCTCTGCCGTGATCCGCTCGACGTCGGCCTCGGTCGGGTCGTCGTCGAGGGGCAGGCCCGTCAGGACCGACCACTCGTGGCGAACCTCCCCAACCGATCGCCCCATCACCCACGCCGTCCGCTCGTGGCTCAGCCCGATCTGCCAGCAGAGGTGGGCCAGGCTCCGGTCGAACGGCAGAGCCGCGCCCCCGAATCGCCCTGGCTTCTTCCCCGCTGCCGCCTGCTTCGCCCTCTTCTTTGCCCTCGCCCTCGTCCCCGTGTCCGACATCCCCTCGCCCCCGTTGGTGTTCTTCCGTTCAGTAGTTCAGGGAAGATAGACCGCCCCGGGGCGGGATCAACCCACCCCAGACAGCCCAACTGTCCACCCTGAAAAACGAGGGGGAATCAAGGTGGACACTTGATCCGAAGCCATCGCAATGGCCTTGCGTCAGTCCCAGGTGCGGGACGAACTGGGCGGAAGATATGAAACGCCCGTGCAGACTGTCAAGAGCATCGTCCCGGATTCGGGACAAAGGGGGAAAACGGCCGAGAAACGGCCTGTTCAGTTCTTCTTGAAGCCCTGGCGAACCCCGCCAACGGCGTGCGGTTGCTTGGCAATCCGCTTCACATCTCTCGCGGAGAAGGCGAGCTCGCGGCCGAACTTGGCTGCGTAGATCTGGCCGCGTTGAACCAGTTTGCGAACGCCCGAGGTGCTCATGTCGAGCAACTTGGCCGCGTCAGCGGTGCAAAGCCAGTCGATGCCTTCCGGCCCTGGGAGTCCCATGCGTTTCATACCCCAAGCATTGCCAACGGTTGGAGCGTGGGCAACACGCTTCAACCGATTGGCTTCGCCCGCCGACCCTGAATAGGGTTGGACGGGCACTTGTACGAACGGAGAGGGCCCCGTTCGTACTGGCGGGGTTGTACCTATGTTCACTAGGGCTACCCTGAGGAAACACGGCATGGATGCCATTCACTTGAGGGGATGCCATGCTTCTGCGTCAACTGCTGATCGACCGATACGCCCCGGTAAAGGGGCTCTCTGATCGAACCGTCGCGATCTACGGCTCGACCTTGGACAGGTTCCGGGACTTCCTCAAACGGGAGCCCGAGGTCACTGACCTCGAGGAGGACATGATCGCGGCGTTTCTGGCGTGGAGGGCAAAGACGGTCCACTCCACGACCCGCGGCCTTCCCTCCCCGGGGACGATCGCGAAGGACCGAACCCAGCTTTTGTGCTTGGCCCTCTACGCATTCCGCAAGCGGCTCATCAACGAGTTCCCGATTGTGAAGCCCATCCGGAAGGCCCAGAGGCTCCCCCGCGGCTTCACGGCCGAGGAGGTCGGCCGGATGATCGTGGCCGCGAGGAAGCGCCAGCGGACCCTGGCGGGCCTGCCGGCCGGGTGGTGGTGGTCGACGCTCATCTACGCTGCGTGGTGTACGGGGGCCCGGATCGGTGAACTCATGTCGCTCCGGTGGAAGGATGTGCGGGAGCAGGAGATCGTCTTCCTGGCTGGCACCAGGAAGGGCCACACGCGCGACATCGCGAGGAAGATCACCCCCGATCTCGCGGCCGAGCTCGAGCTCCACCGCCGATGCCCCGGCGATCTGGTCTGGCCGTGGCCTCACCGGCCGACGTCGATCTATCACTCGATGCGAATCCTGTGCGATCAGGCCGGCGTCCCGCAGCGGCGATTTCATGCCCTGCGGAAAGCCTCGGCCTCCTACGTTGCGGCTGCGGGCGGCGATGCCGTGGGCCACCTCGATCACAGTGATGCCAACATCACCCGGGACCACTACCTCGACGACCGGATCGTCGGGAAGGCGGCGGGGGTAGACTTCCTGCCCCGGCTCGATCTCGGGGAGGATGCCCACTTCATCGAGGAGGAGACCCCATGACGGCCCGTCAGGTGATCGCGTGGCTGCCGATCACGATCCCGGTGGCGTTGCTGCTGCGGTGGCTGGTAGGGTGAACTTTCGCACGACACGAAACGAGGAACAACAGATGGAATCGAAAGGCGAAATGGTTTTGCCGGTGGTCGGAGGGCCGATGGACGGACAGCTACACCCCTGCTCCACGGACTTCGTGAGCTTCGAGGAGTTGGCCGCAGACGGGTCGACCGTCGAGCACACCTACCGCCGTGAGTTGATGTGCGTCGGCGGGCCCTGGGTGCTTTCGTTCGTCCAGACGATCCCGCCGCCGAAGGATCTCGAGATCAGCGTCCCGTGAACGTCGCCTCGACGCGCTCCCGCAGCTGGTCCACCGTGCCGTCGTTGACGATCAAGCGGTCGATCATCCGCAGGGGGAGCCCCGCCTCGGACTCGTGAGCGGCCACCGGCTCGACCCCGGGCCGATGGATCATCCAGACCTCGCCCCCCTCGGAGCGGATCTGCCGGGCCTCGTTGGCGAATCGGACGTCGGGGACGACGATGATTCCTCGCCCGGCCGCGAAGGCCTGCTCCCATCGCCAGAAGGCGACACGGAGCCAGATGTCGGGGCAGATCATCTGCCGGCCCCACTCCGTCCCGAGGGTCTGGAGCAGTTGCCGGGGGGATGCCCCAAAGCCAGCGAGGGGCCGCTCCTTCGCGGAGCGATCCCGGAGGACTCCCTCGGGGATGCCGAGCATGGCGGCCAAGCCCTGGTAGAGCGGATCCGCGAAGGCGATCCGGTGGCCCCCGGGGATCATCGAGGCGGCCAAGTCTTTGCCGGCCCCGGCGGGGCCACAGAATCCGATGATGTGTTTCATGCCCTCACCCTCCCGCGCGATCACCTCGGATCAACCCCCGTCTGCCACCAGCATCCCGGCCAGACCGCCGCCGGCCCGATAGAACCATGTCTCCATCGCCTGCCGACTGCCGATGAAGCCTTCCTGGGAATGCCAGTCATCGGGCGGGCAGAGCGCGGGGGCGGTTCTCACCACAACCCCGTCGACGGTGTCGATCCCATCGGAGTCGATCACCCGGCGGATCTTGCTGGCCTGCTTGTGCAAATGCCCGGTGTGGATCTCCCGGTAGCGGCACCGGGCCCACGCTTCCCGGGCCTCCAGCGTCATCAGCGCCGGGAGCTTGGCTTTCGCCTTGTCGCCATGGGCAAAGCCCAACAGGTTGCCTTGATGCTCGAGGTACTGGCGGTGCGTGTAGACGTCATGCACGACCACCCGGCGATCCCGCGCGAAGTGAGTCCGGAGCAGGAGTCGGAACCACGCCGTCATCGTCTCGTCGTGGTTGCCGGGGACGATGACGCAGTCGGTCGGGGCGGTCTCCGCGGATCGCTCGACCAGGGCGACGAGCGCCGCCGAGCCGGTCTCGATCATCCGCTCGAGTCGGCCGTCCCGCTCCAGCTGTGTCCCGCGGGTCGTGGTCGCTGACGGCGTGTCGTAGTGGAACAGGTCACCGAGGAATGCGATCGTCCGGCGACCAGGGCGGTGAGCGTCACCGGCCTCGAGGAGCCCGAGTCCGGCGGAACGGACCAGCCGATCGGCGTGGTCGAGATCGTAGTCGTCGCCCCCGGTGGTCCGGCCCCAGGCGTACTTGGCGAAGTGGGTGTCGGCAACCACGAGGACTTGCCAGGGGCCGGGCTTGGCCTTCGTGGCTTTCGCCTTGGGGCGTCCGATGCTGCCGGCCGCAGCGGCCCCGGCGATCATCGCGGCGACGAGCTCCGCGACGGCTGGCCCACCGCGGGGGCGGAGCCGGACGAACACCCGATGGAGGACTGTGACGACCGGCTTCCCGCTCTCGCGGTCGATCGACGCCACCTCCCACTTCGTCGCCTCCGAGGCGGCCACCTCGAAACGGGCCATGTCGGCCTCGATGTGGAGGAGCAGATCCTCGACGGTGCGGATCGTCCGGGAGGTCGAGCGGTACTCGAGGTCGGCCCCCTCGCGGCGCTCCGACACCTGCTCCGCGTCCGGGGCGGGCTTCGTGGCGGCTGCGGCAACGGACTCGGCAACCGCGTGTTTCAGTCCTCGCGCTTGTTGAACCATCTGAACACCTCCGCGCGGGTGACGGTGATCAGGCCGCGGGCCTTCAACACCCGGTGGATGGAGTCCGATACTGCCGTCTTCGATCCCTCGGTCCTGCCCTCCCGGAAGTCGGCCCGGATCTCGACGAGCTCGGCCTGGACGTCGGGGGCGATCTTGTCGAACCAGCCGCGCGGGCCTTTTTTGTTCTCGGTGATGCCGCGGATGATCTCGTCCTTCAGCGACGGGGCTTTCGGGGGCATCGGCGGCGCTCCTTCTTCTCGGGCTGTTCCGTGGGCGGATCCTGGGACCGGCGGCCAAACTCGATCAGCTGGGCGTCGTCGGCCTCTTCGGCCCCGGTGATGTCGCCTTCATCCAGGCCGGACCAAGTTTGTCCAGGCTTCTTCTTCGCCTTGCGCGGTGCCATGGGCAACATCCTTTCTCGCGGCCTCGATGGCTCGGGCTACCAGGATCCGGGCCGCGGTGGCGATGAACGGGAGCCCCTTTTTCCCAGCGGCCTCCCGCAGGTGCTCGACGATCTCCTCCAGCCGCCGCCAGCATTCGTCCGGCCCCCAGGCATCGAGCATCGCGGCGTAGTCGGAACAGCCGCAGGAGCCGTCGTCCTTGATTCCCCACCACGCCAGGGATCGTTTCAACTGGCAGCCGGGGCCGCAGGCATGGAGGGCAAGTCGTCCGCTGTACTCACCCGGGGAGTAGGTGCGAACCAGATCCCAGTAAGCCGCGTCGGGGATGTCGACCACCTCTCCCACATCGGGCTCGATGCCGAGAACACCGCTCCCGAGGATCGCGTCGACGTAACCTGCGGGCCGCATGTGCGCGACGGCTTTGACCGCATCAAGGGAAACGAGCATTACGGCGGGCTCCCGACCGGGGTACATGCGGCGGCCTGGGTGGCGTTGTCGATGGGAGTGATGTTCCACCCCTCACCGTTCGCGCCTCCGCAGCCCGTCGCGTTAGGAAAGCTTGGAGGCTGGGATCCCTCCGCCCATGGGGGATTGCTGAAAGCGTTGTTCGCCACGTTAAAGAACCAGCCGGCCGAGTTTGGTTGGCAAGGCGAATCACCCCACCCGCCAGGAACCCCATCGGGAAAGACGATAACATTCAGGACAGGGTTGAAATACGATTGGCGGTAGCACCGCACGAACCGAGAGACGGTTATCTGCCCATAGTTTGCGTATTGCCGAAAACAATAACAAGTAACGCCAGTGCAGCAGCAGGCTTTGTTAGCGGCCAGCCCGCCACCCTTGAGAAGCAGCAGGCCGTTATAGGTTATGAGCCCTGCCAACTCAGTAGCCGCCTTGATTATTGCTGTACGGGGTGACGCACTCGGTCATTCCAATTTCGACCGGCGTCCCTTCCTCGATGGAGTGGACCCAGACCTTTTTCCGGCGGAAGACGAGCTTCGATGTCGTGACTCCCGATGATGTCGTCGATACGATCTCGGCCGTGTAGACCAACTCGACCTGATCGGCCTCGGGGGCGATGAGGTAGTTTTGTCCTTCGGCTGTATCTCCGATCATCACCCACTTTCCGGAGAGAACCTTCCCGAAGTTGTTGAAGGCGGTGACGGTCTCGCCGGTTGCTGTCTCGGATCCAGGGGTGCCACCGTAGACGGCCAGCGACATCGACGAGCCCTTCGCCCAGTCGGACGAAGTCCTTGCCAGCCTGACGGAACCGCCGCCAGCGCCGACGACGTAGTAGTAGCCGTGGCGGTTCATCTGGACGGTGACGAAATCGCCAGACTTGAAAGCCGAGACGCGGTTGTATGCCGAGATCGTGACGCCGGTGTTTGTCTCGCTCCCAGGCGTTCCCGTCCACACCTGGAGCGTGGCGGAGGAGCCCTTCGCCCAGGCCGCGGTTGTCTTGCAAAGAACCGCGTCGGCGTCGTCGGATCCGACATGCGGCGAGCCGATCTTCTCCCCCCGGCCGCTGTTCTCGACCCCGCGCACGGCTCGGCCGATCCGGCCCCATGACTCGCGGGATGCTCCGATGATTCTCCGCGTCATGCCGGGTCTCCGAACACGGTGCGGAATGCGGCCTTTTTGTACGGGTCGAAGTCGAGCGCCACGGGAGGCGTCCCCGGCGGGAGGGCTACACCGTTGGCCAGGGCGACGGGCTGTTTCACCGGCCGACCCTCGACCCCGAGGATGGCGGCCCGCTTTGTCCCGGTGCCGGTCGGAACGCCGTCGGCCCCGACACGCTGGTTAAATCCCATGTCCCACGGCTTGCAGTGCCAAGTTTCTTCCTTGTACTCCAGTTCGTAAGTCACCTCCCAGTAGCGGGCCGCGGTTTGCGTGGATCCGGAACTGATGATGACGACCTTCTTGGAGAAGTTGGAGATTGAACATTTCCATGTGTCGGGAAGACCGTAGGACGCAAACACGGGCCAACTGTCAGAGTTGGTCTTGTTTACGACTGCATTCATCGCGGCATCGGCAAGGTCGAGCGAAGAGTAAGATCGGACGAGCGAGTATCCGCGGTAGCAGATGTCGCGCTCCATCCCCTCGAGCGGGTCGCCTGCGCTGTTCACCAGGATGTTTCCGTTCTGCTCTTTGTAGAACGGAACGGTGACGTTCACCCCGCGGCCCGACCACACATCCATCGGAAGCCCGTTGGCCGGGTTGATGTCGATGATCGGCACGAAGTATTGAACCGTGACCGCCCACAGGAGCCCGGAGCCATCGGCCGCGGAATAGCTCCATTTCATCGCCTTGCAGGAAGTGAACGACGGGTGGGCCGTGCCGTAGGCCACGCCGGGGGCCGTGAGAATTGCGGCCACGCTGGTCGTCGGCGGCGGTGCATCGACACGCACCAGCCACGTTTCGGACAGGTTGTGGGACTGCCGAAACTCCCCGTCACCGGAGGCCTTGTTGGGCTGGTACTTGGTTGCGATGACGGCCATAATTTATCCCGCGAAGGAGAGCTCCTCGATGTCGACACCCATGTCCTCGGTGTTGTCAGCGATCCTCTCGGTAGCCCGAGCCGTCCGCTCCGCCGCGTCTTCCGTCTCGCCACGCATCAGGCGGAACATCTCCGCGATGCCCTCCTTCGAGCGGCTGTCGATGGCCTTGACCTCCTGCCGGACGGCGGCAGCGGCACCGGCTGGAGCCAGAGCCCCAGCCGCTTCCCCGACCTTGAGGCGGTTGGCCTGGTCGAACTGACCAGCGGCAAGCCGCGACTTGGCCAGCGCGATCTCCAGGCCGGTCGACAGCGGCCCGGAGCCGGGCTTCGATGTGCCGAAGGCCCCCTCGAAGTTCTGACCGGCCGCCGCGAATTGCCCACGGGCCGCGTCGATGATTCGGTCGGAAGCGCCTTGAGCCGTCTTGGAGATCAGCCCGACGATCCCGGCCGCACCACCCAGGACGGTGAGGACCGATCCGGCCCACGCTCTGGCGACCCCAGCCAGGAGCGAACCGATCCGCCCGATGGAGTCGAACACCGTCGACCAGTTGCCGGCCACGAAGGTCAGGTACTCACCGACGGTTGTGAGCCCGCCGATGATGAAGTCCCCGACACCGGCCATGTAGCGGGCCGCGGCGAGGATCCCTTCTCCGATGGCCTGGCCGATGTTGGCCCCACCCATCGATCCGACGAAGTCCGTGAAGGTCGTCGCGATCGAGGTGATCGAGGGGGCAAGGTAGGCGGTGACCTGCTTGATGATCCCGCCGATGGCCGCGGAGACTTTGGAGAACGAGTCGTTCATCGCCTCGACGTCGCGGCCCTGGGCCCCTGTCAGGGCCATCCCGAACCGCTGCGCCTCCTCGGTGGCTTCCTGGATCGATCCGGCCCCGCCAGCGAACAGGGGGAGCAACTCCGCCCCGGCGCGGCCGAACAACTTCACCGCAGCGGCGGCCCGCTCCGCTTCGGTCGGGAGCCCGGCAATGGCATCAGCGATCTCAGAGAATCGCTCTGCGGACGACAGCCCTTGAAGATCGCCCAGTTCAAGGCCGATGGCCGCGAAGCCCGCCTGGGCCGTCTTCGACCCCTGGGCGGCCTTCACGAAGGCGATGTCTGCCTTCGTGGCGGCTGCCCCGATCGTGTCCATCGAGACCCCGGCGAGGTCGCCAGCGTGGGCCAGGCCGGCCAACTCCGAGTAGGTCATCCCGAGGCGGGCCGACAGTTTGCTCGTCGAGTCGATCGCCTCGGCCTGGGCCAGGCCCACGTTGACCAGGGAGCGAGCGTAGCTCATGGCGGTAGACGCCACGGAGCCGAGCAGCTGGGCCCCGGAGATCGCGTTCAGCATCTGCATCCCGGAGCGGAGCCCGGCGACGTCTTTCTGAAGCCCCTTCAGCGACGAGCTCGCCTTCGACACGCCAGCCGACAGCCCGGCGCTCGAGGCGGTGAAGATCGCGGAGACCTTGCCGATGCCTGCCATGTCAGATTCCTTGGGCTTCCATCTGGGCCGCGAAGAACGGGATCCGTCGCAACTGGGCTTTGAGCTCCTCTTCGGTCTGGACCGGAGAGCGGTAGCTCGGCAGGAACTTCTCCTCGAAGTCAGGCTCGACCTTGGCCCCCTGGGCCGCCGCCGTCACCGCGGCCAATTTCCCCGACCTCGCCCACTCGTCCCCGAAGGGCTCGACACGCCAGAAGGCCATCCACCATTTCAGCTGTCGGAGGGTGATCTGCTTCGACAGCGTTTCGACATCCCACTCGTGACACGCCAGGGCCAGCCTCCCGAGGAACAGGGTCAGGGGCTGGCCGCGGATTTTTCCGCCTGGTCCTCGATCTCCTTGTCGTCGACCTTGAGCAACTCGATCCCGACCTTCCACACCTCGAGGAGCCCGTCGGGCTTCCACGCTGCCAGGGTCGGGACGTCGGCATCGGTGAACAGCCGCTTGCCTGCCTCGTCGCACAGGAGCAGACAGGCCACCTTCGCGCGCCACGGGGCCGGCTGGCCCTTGTTGGCCTCACAGAACATCGACCACTCGTCGTAGGCCTGGGCGGTCGGATCCAGGAGGAAGACATCCCCGCCCCACGCTGCGACATGGAGCCGCGTCGGAGGAGCTGTCTTGTTGGCCTCGTGGCCGAGGAGATCGTCTCGCGTGAGCATGGTTACCCCATGAACTGGAACTGGTAGGAGCCCTGGAGAAGTTCACCGGCAGAGCCGACACGCTGGACGTTCGCCAGTTGGGCAGGCCAGCTTGTGGCGATGCCGCCGATGGTGAAGGCCAGCGTGGCCGAGAGGCCGATGTCGGCGCGGCCGAAGGGGGGGTTCCCCCAGCAACGAAACGCGATCGAGCCGGGCTCGATCATGGTGATCTCGACTTGGCGGATCACCCGCGTGTTGCCACCACTGCCGACGATCGTGGCCGTGGCCCCGGTGGTGTCGGTCGGAGACGCGGCGGAGTATTGCTCGTCGAATCCGATCAACCCGCCGAGCGCGACCCCGCCGAAGGAAACGGAGACGTTTTGGGCGGATGGGATAGCGGTCATGGACCGTCCCCCATTCAGCCAGAGATCTTGAAGGTGGCCGTTCCCTTGACGAACTCACCGACGGCCCCGCCCTCTTCGACATCCGTACAGAAGGCGTTGCCGGTGATCGCCAGACCGGAGCAGGAAATCGCGTACTTCGTGCCCTTGGTCGGGGGATTCTTCCCGTAGTATTCCAGGCTGATTTCGTCGCCGTCCTTGAGTGGCTCGGCCTGATAAATCCGCAGCGAGTCGGCGGCCTGGGAGCAGTCGGATACATCGACGAGCGGGCGGGATTCCTTCCGCTTGATGTTCGTCGCGCGGAACTCGATGGAGTTGAAGCTAAACGTCAAGCCCTGCATCGTGTCGATGACTGCGGGAAGTGCGGGCATTGTCACTCTCTCCAGCGAATGAAGATTTGGAGCTCGATCACGAAATAGGACGGCAGATC